CTGGGGGTAAAGACCTGGGTGATGGTCAAAGCCCTACTGACTCCAGGTGCAAAGGTAGAGACAGACATCAGCAAATCTACTGAGCCACCTACCCCCACTGAACAATGAGCGCAGCACCATCCACAGGCTTTGAAGGTATCACAGGGGATGAGGCACTAAAGCAGGGGGTGATCAGTGCAATGCTTGGGGGTGCAGCTATGATTGCGCGCCAGCTGCTCAGCACAGATCGGCCATCCTGGGGCTATATGCTGCGATCAGGTGCAGCTGCTATGGTCACTGCTTATTTTGTTAACTTTGCTGCCAGGGATTATGTGCAGAGTGAAAATCTCAGGGTGTGCATCTGTGGCATTGCAGGCTTTGCCAGCCCTGAGATCCTAAATTATACCCTGCAATTTCTAGAAGCTAAGATGAAGGGCAAAGTGAATGAAGCCAAGGCAGGCTTAAAGAAGGCCACCAAGAAAGCTAAGATAAAACGCAATGCCAGAAAGTGACACACAGCCCAGGATCTGGGGGATGCACCCTGCCAATCTTCTGATTGCTGTGGTGGGTAGCATCATTATATCTGGGTGCTGCGCTGCCACTGTTTACTTCACAGCCCAATTCATTTTAGACAGCCTGCAAGATAGCAATGTGATGGCACTCCTGATCACTGATATCCCAGGGCAGACCTTTGTGGCTGATGATAAGAACCTGGAGAGAAATCTGAACAGTGCCAAGCAAGCCCTGGTCAATTGCAGGGATTTCAGCCTGGGCTTATTTGTTAGCTGTATGCTGATTGGGGGCGCGCTGGCCTGGAAGGGGCTGGGCTTTGGGGATAAGGGGCAGAATTGAAGGCTTGCCCCTACCCAGCTGGCTGGCCTTCTAAGCCCCCTATGCACCCCAGCCCTAGGCCAAGCCTGCCTGACCTAGCAAAATGGCTCAGGAAGGCCACCAAAGCAGGGGAAACGGCCAAGGCTGGCAGGCTTGCCAAGGTGATCTGGCTGCGGAAAAGGCAGGCCACCAGGCATAAGGCCAGGGATAGGCTTAAATGATTTGCTTTCTGGGCTGGACAGGTGGCACATCATTTGCCTAAGGTGTCTGCCTACCCACCACATATCATCACACCTATGACAAACGAAACCACCCCCAGCCAGGCTTACCTGGAAGCAGACAAGAAACACAATGAGCTTATCCACCAGGCTTGGCTGGAATACATTGCCATCAGGGAAGCCTGGAATAAGTGGGCGCCTGAAGATCACCTTAAGCATAATGAGCTGGTCAGAAAAGCTGCTGACAAAATGAAGGGTGCAAAGGCTGCGCGCACCAGGGCTTTGAATAAGATCCTTAAGGCTGGCTAAGCCCAGGCCATCACTCTCACCCACATATCATCACACCTATGACAAACGAAACCACCAAAGCCAAAGCCCTTGCCCACGCAGTGCGCGCCTATCAGAAGGCTGAAGATGCCCACGCTGCTGCTCACTGTGCTTATATGATCCGCACCCTTGATGAGATCTTCCAGGGTGGCCGATCTGCTGAGCGCAATGAGATCCTGCGCGCTGCCTATCAGCAAGCTGTGCTTGACCTGGCTGCTGCTAAGGCTGCTGCACAGGCTGCTCACTCTGCCAAATAACCCCCAGCCTTTTCACACCTATGACAAACAAAATGCCCAAGCCCCCTGCCCCTGCCAATCGTGCTGATCTCAAGACCTGGACACCAGCGCAGCTGGAATACGCTGCCCCCTTCTGGGTAGCCAAGCTGCAAGCCTGGATGCAGGATGATGCTAAGCTGGTGGCTTCTATCCAGCCTAACACAAACCCTCATCTGGATGCCCTTGGTATCCTCAAGCGCAGGCAGGAGCAGCTCACCTATTGGAAGCTGATCCAGGATGGGATCAAAACCTATAGGGTGCTGCCCCCTTCCCTGCGCACCTTCTACAGAAACGCATCCTATAATGAATGTGGCTTGGTGATGAAGGGCTGCACTGTTGGCATCTGGGATAAGGCTGATGGCATCTGGTGGAATTCCCTATAATCTTTCCCCTATGAAAAATCACACCAACACCCCCGCAAATCACAGGGCTGCTTATGACAAGCCCCTGTCACCCCAGGATTACAGCCAAGGCATTGATGGCCTGGTGCTTTTCTTTCTCACCATCCTGATCCCCATTGTGCTGGGCATCAGCCTGTGTGCCCTGTTCACATCCAAGCGCAAGTGACCTATGCAGCTTAAGATCTTCTGCCCTATGCTGGCCACCAGCCTGCCCAATCTAGACACCCTGGGTGATCGCTTCTGGGCTATTGAGCCAAAGCTGGATGGCATCAGGGTGATTGCCACAGTGGATGCAGCCCAAGGATGGGTGACATTCCAGACCAGAAACGGCCACCCCCTCACCACCCTGGGTAGCTGCGCGCCTGATCTGCTCAAGCTGGGTGCTGCCATTGGCAAGCCCTGCTGCTTTGATGGTGAAGCCATTGCTGGTGCTGGCTTCTATGATGGGGCTGGCAAGCTGATGAAGAAGGATGACACAGATGCTGATGGCATCTTTGCCATCTTTGATCTGCCCTGGGTAGAAGGCTGGGTGGCCACTGATGGTGTGCCCTACCTGGCCAGAAGGCAGGCCATCACTGATGCGTTTACTAAGGCTGGCCTGCACTCATCTGAAAGGATCAAGCAAGTGCCCATCTTTGATACCATCACCACCAGCTGCATTGATCCTGAAGCCCTGGTGCAGAAGGCCATCAGCCTGGGCTGGGAAGGTGTGGTGCTTAAGGACATTGAAGCCCCCTATTACCAAGGCAAGCGCAGCAAAGCCTGGATCAAGCTGAAGGGATCTGAAACCTATGACTGCCCCATTGTGGGCTTTGTCCCTGGCAAGGGTAGGTTTGATGGTGCAGCTGGCGCGCTGCTGATTAATTACCTGGGCACAGTGGTGGCTGTAGGATCTGGCCTGAGTGATGAGCTGCGCCTGGCCATCAGTGACCAGCCCCACCTTTACATTGGCAAGGTGGCTGAAGTGCAGTGCCAGGAGATCACCCCTAATGGCTCAATGCGTCACCCCACCCTGGTGAAGATCAGGTGGGATAAGTGAGCAGGCTTGCCAGCCAATCCACTTTGACAATCCTATGAATTACACCCCACCCCCACTTCAGATGCGTAAAGATTTCGCCACCTTCATCCTGCACAATCTGATCCAGGAATTCTACTATTTCAATGATCGCATCATCTTTGGTGATATGTCTGAAAAGGCTGTGCTGAAGAAGGCCAAGGATATCCTGGCTGATGAACAGGTGCGCCTGGCTGCACTTGATGGCTGCACTGAAGCCTGGCTTGATGCACACATTGGCTTTGGTGGCTTCCTTACCTTAAGCTACAGAGTGACCTGGAAAGATGGTGATGTGCAAAGGGGTAATGCAATGCCTGTCCGTAAATGACATACCAGATGACATACATCCCAGCCCTGCTGCTATCCTGCGCATCATCTATGGCAGCTATCACCCCAGCACAGCTGGATAAAATCATTGCCATTGAAAGCAGTGGCAATCCTGCAGCTGTAGGGGATAGGGGTGCTGGCCTTGGCCTGGCTCAATTCCATTACCCTAGCTGGCAAGACACCACAGCCTGGCGCGCAGCCAATGGCCTTGATGCCTACCCTTTCCACAAAGCCCTTGATGCCATTATTGCCAGATCTTATCTGCACAGCTGGCTCACTCTCAATGCCACCAGATTTACCAAGGCCACAGGCAGGAAGCCTACCCTGGTGGATCTGTATGCCATCCACAATCTGGGCTTCAATGGATACAGGCAAAGGGGGTTTGACATTGGCAGATGCCCAGCCATCACCAAGCGCAAGGCAGCACTCTTAAGATAATTCTACAGACAAAACACCTTTGGCAACACTCACCCAAGCTACAGCTGCAGCAATCGATCCAGGTATGTCTGGTGGCATTGCCTTGCTGCTCCCTGATAATAGCATCCTTCTGCATCCTATGCCTGAGGATATGGCTGAGCTGGCCAATCTGATCCCCTTTGGCTGCACCATCTACCTGGAGAAAGTGCCACCCTTTGTGGGCAGAATTATCCCAAGCAGCGCAGCCTTTAAGCTAGGCAAAAGCTGTGGCTGGATTGAAGGCTGGTGCGTTGGCCGACAGCACAGGGTGATCTTGGTATCCCCGCAGACCTGGCAGGCTGGCCTAGGCATCACCAAGGCTGGAAGCCCCAATTGGAAATCAGCTTTGAAGGCAGAAGCTTCCAGGCGTTTCCCCTGGGTGGATGGCCTTACCCTTAAGACAGCAGATGCCCTGCTGATCCTTGATCACTCTCTTAATCTCTCACCTAGAAAATAATAATCCTATGGCCAAAACACCCACCCCCACCATCACCCCTATTGGCAATACCCCCTATGTCATCCTGCCCTGTGGCACGATTGCGCGCAAGCTGAAGCCTGTGCTGATCAATGGCAAGACAGCCTGGAGCTTGGGGCTTGGAGCTTCTGGCAAATCCAAGCGCATCAGCCTGGATAATCCCACTGCCCTTGAAGATTATCTGCAAGCCTGTGAGAAGGCTGAGCTGAGCAAGCAGGCCAAGGCCACCCAGGGTTAATCCCTTCTGCTCCTGTAGCACAATGGCTGTGCGTCTCATTTGTAATGAGAAGGCTGGGGGTTCAAATCCCTCCAGGAGCTTCCCCACTTTTCCACCCACCCACCCAATACACCAATGAGTAAACGCAAAGACAGCCAGCCTGCTGCTGATCAGGCCACCACCCCAATCCTCACCCCTGTGCTGCTGTCTGATGAGATCAGGAAGCTTAGCCCCACTGAAGCCCTGGTGCTGGCCATTGCCAGCTGTGAGAATGTGGAAGCCAAGCGCATCAATCCACATTTCAAATCTTCCTATTTTGGGCTTGGTGATTTACTCGCCCAAATCAAACCAGCCTTTGCAGCCTATGGCCTGGCCTTCAT